TCAGGGGACCATGTAGGACTTCCATATGCACCAAAAATTGTTTGATGTTCATCATTTCTGTTATCACCTAAGGTATATAACTGGCTTGATGTTCCTTGAGCAGCTGTAAATGAATGGCCGTACAACATTTTGTTTGGACTCCAACGCAATGATAAGAAATCACGCATTGTGTTTAAGCTAGTTGTATCAGTGTATGGGTGAATGATATATTCAAAATCTAAATCACCTAAAGCAGCCGTTGCGGTTGCTAGAGTTGGGTCAGTAGCACCAGCTTCATCAACTGCAAATACTACAGAAATACCAGCAGGTAACTTTTCTCCACCTAATTCACTTCTAAAATTAACTTGATAATTGATTAAATTACCTATAGTTCCTTTGTTTTTAGCAGTAAAGGTTACAACACCTGAAGCATTAGCAGCAGTGCAAGGTAATAGAACGTTTGCATTTACAGTAGAAACTACTGCATCACCAATAGCAGTTGCTGTGTCTGAAGAAGCTACAGGTACTTGAATTAATTCACCGCCAATATATAAGAATATTGTTCCAGCTGCAGAAGCTGTACCAGTGATTGTCATTGTATGAGTTGCAGCAGTACCAGCAGCATCTGTTAAAGGAACAGCCCAAAGTTCGGTATCTTCGTTGTTTTTCCTAAATGCACTAATCATTCTTGCTAACATTGAACCAGCACCATAACGTTCAGTGGCAGCTTCAGGAGTTGTTACTAATTCAGGAACAACAGATAAACCTGCAGTTGTTGGTTGACCGATAATTAATGCAACTAAATTTTGAGAATAATAACCTGCTGCAGAATTTGAAACCTCGCCGTAAAAGCCTGGAACTCGAATATTGCTTGACACTTGGTCAAATGAAACACTTCCTGTTGCCATTTATTATTCTCCTTGTTGTGTAACTGTGTTTTCAACATATTCAGCTGCGTCACCTTGTTGTAAGGCTCGAAGTAAATATTGTTGTGACTCGAAATCAAGTGAATCTAACTCAATAGGTTCACCTGCGTTAAAGTGTTTTCCGGTTGTTGGATTTCTCAATCTAGCTGGAACTCCATTAACCATTCTGTTTGTTTCGATAACTTTCATTTTGTTAATTCCTTTTAAGTTTGGGGAAGATCAATTTGGGCTTCTATTTCAATTCTTCCATCTGGGCCTTCATCTGCTAAATATTCATCAAATGGGTAAGCATCATCTAAGTCAATTTTAGCTGTATTAAAAGTATGTTCAATAACTGGTTGAAATATCTCAGAATTTTGAATTGTAATCATTATCAATGCAGCCGCAACATTTGTTTCACCGGCATTTTCGTATTTATATTTAACACGAAACCCTTTAACATATTCGTACTTACTAAACCAATGTTCATTAGTTAATAAAGTAGTTAAGATATTGTTAACAATTGTTTTAATATCAGAATAATATGTATTTGAATTTGTAGCTACAGCTTCTATAACAACTACTGTCTCGGTTTCAAATATTGGGTCATTTGCAATTGATGTATAATCTTCAGATTCAAGCCTAACATTCAATGCTGGTGTATCACCTAATTCAGAAGGATCAATTTGAGCTTCTTTCAACTCATAAGGTAAAGTTCCCAACAAAGTTGTAATATCTTCCATTATTGGTGTTATCATTTAAACAACTCCATGTCAGTAATTCCATAACTTGATGGCTGAACAACTCTAATTCGATACTTAACGTCGTCAATATAAACAGAACATTTATTTGTTACATCTTCAACATCACTTGAACGACATGTTAATTTTGGTGTTGTTGACGCAACTTTAATACCTGAATCATAAATATCTTTCATATTATCAAATACAGCAATTACATCTAGCTGAGCACCATTCTCTAACGTAAAACACACTTCAGAACTGAAAGGTTCCAACATTCCCCAATAATCTAAATCACTTAATATATTCATAAGAGTTTTGGGGTTAGCGTTGCACTAACCCCTATCCTCAGTCGCTATAAGCTTAAAGAGTGATGATGTCATTCATTGCTTGGAAAGCTTCGATACGTTTAATAACGAAATCCCAGAAGCTGTAAGAACGTACATAGATTAAAGAATTATCAGCACCTGAAATTCTATCAATCTCAACTTGAATGGTATCCCATTGTCCTACAACACATTCACTAAAATCACCAGCGATAATACCAGAAAGACCTGTTCCAGTTCCTTTGGTGAAATCAGAAGGAATGTTGTTTGATTGATACAAAGTTTTACCAAGCAACATATCACCATTACCTACAGCAGGAATGATATAGTTACTTGCAGTGTTTGCAGAATCATTCAAAGTATTAGCTAAAGTGTTTGCAACAGAGCCATTACTTGCCCAATCAATAGTGCCTGTAATATTTCTTTTGCCTAACTCATTCAATACAGTTAAAAGTTTAGTTCTTGAAGGAGCAGCACCATTAGTAGCACCCGCAGTTACTTGAGAAGCAGTTGCAATAGCTACGAATAAACTGTCTAAATCACCAGCAGTTGCAGTTTTAGCAAAAACCATTTTGTCTAGTTTTTCTGCAATAGCTTTGTATAGTTGTTCGTAAACTAAATTCTGAACATTTGGATTTGTTTGAATTAAAGATTGACGAGTGAAAGCAGATTTTGTAACAAGTTGCTTAGGTGTCAAAGATTTAGTAGTGGTAGTGATTTTCTCACTATCACCAATTGGACCTTGTTCATCAATCATCCAAGCAGAAGCTTTAGAGGTAACGATTGGGAATTTTACGTTATCTTTCAATCCAGTCATTTTCTGTACTGGTAATTGATCCAAAATAGTGCTTGCCCATAATGGATTGATTAACATATCAGGACGGTATTGTGTATTTACAAGATTACCTACGTTACTTGCAGTAGCGACATTCGAAATTGCATCAGCACGTACTTGAGATTGACTAAATGCTAATGAATGAGGAGTCCAACCACGTCCAAGTGTGTTCGAATGCTCTTGTGACATTTCGCGTTCAAAACCCGCTTGACTCCAATCACCATCAGCTGCAGCAAGCAAAGCTTTACGGATGTCAAATTTTGGTTTTTCAGAAGTGTGAACAGCTGGAGCACCAGTACGAACTACGTCAACTGGTTTCTTTTCGATTTCAATATTTGCTGATCTTTGTTCCACTTCATTTAAAATATCTGCTTTAATATCTAAAAGAGATTTTTCAGATTTAATAAATTCTGCAGAACGAGCTGACATACTGAATTTATCGCACAATGCAGTGATTTCTAAAGCACGTTGAGTTGCTTCTTTAACAGCTATAGAACGAATTTCATCTGCATTTACTTTTACTTCTTGAGTTTTAATTTCTTGGGTATCCATTTTTATTTCTTCCTTTTCAATAATTGGTTCGATAGACCTATTTACTCCTACTGTCTCGTCGGCTGGGACACTAACACTCGAGAGTTCATATGGTCTAAATTTGTATTTAAATGCTGAAATGCCTTCGATCGTACCAACCAAGGTACCTGTTTCACTTCTCTCATAACCAAATGATATAGAAGTGCGAATTCCATTCTTAATGTCATTAATAACGCCTTGCTTTTCTTCATCAGATGAAAACTTTATTAACGCTTTTCCACGTTTATTTTCAATCCAAGCTCTTTTCACCACACCTACATGATATTCATAATCATCAGTTCGATGATCTAATAAAAATGGTGCGTTTCCAGAGTCGATAAAGGAAAAATCAGCATCACCTTCTGAATGACTTAAGATTTCCCAACCAAGGGAACCTCGAAGGACAGGAAATTCAGAAGAAAATGAAATTTCTATTGTGTTTTCTTGTTCATTATAAGTATCAGCTTCAAAAGTAGCTGATCTTGTAAATTTATTTACATCCATGTAGATTTTCTCCATGTATCTATTTATTACTATTTATATGGGCTTGTTTTTACAATTATCAAAATGATAACGTGTCATATTTGATTTTCCTCCCGTTCTGCCACAATGAGGGCAAGTCACTATTTGTTGAGGTCTAGGTATTCTTAATTTTTGTTTATGTTCAGCTGATTTAGGCTTTCTCATTTTACTTCTTCTATCATCTGAATATTTGATACCTGTCATTGTTATTTTTCGCTTTTTATTTGATTCGTCAGATTGTTTCTTCCCGAACCAATATCCTTTTTCACCTTTTTGAGAATTACTAATATTTAAATTATGTTCAATAGTATTCCTTTTACCAAAAAGGGGGCTTAGCTCACCTTTCATTCCAGCAGTATTCCATTTACCAGATTTAGGATTATGTCCATTTAATAAATACGGTTGTCCCCAGTGTTCATTTATCAACTCGGCTTCAAACTTAAATACATCTTGTAAATCTTTTGAATTATTACTTATGTACAAAATTTCCCAATCAAATTCATCAAATTCTACTTTTTCAGAACTAGTAAAATAATGCTGTCCAAAATCATCTTTTACTGATCTTTTATCATTAATATGAGCATATCTAGCACCGATATAAATCTTTTCATCAGTTTTTCTAATTCCAGTATAAACATATGGATAAGATTGCTCAAATAATTCGCTGTTTTCTCCTGAATAAATAATATTAGTCATATGACCTCCGTATTAGGTTTTGTGATTAGACTCATGATAGACGCGGCTAACGTCTATCATGAGTTGCTTATATATTATATTCTATTTATTCTCACTGGAATTATTATCGATTTGTTCGAGTTGTAAAATATCAATTTTATTTGATAATTTTACACCCAGTTGATCCATTTTCTTGTTTTCCCTTGCAATCATTTGAACGGTTTCTTCCCAATCTGTTGCAAATAACTCTGAACTAATTTGAGTTAAAGACAAAATACCAAGATCGTATAAAGCTGCTGCTGCTTTAGCTGTCTCTAATAAATTAACTCCACGAAATCCTTTAGCTGTCCATTTAACATTGCAATATTTCTCATATTTTGAAAATGGCAAAGACAATATATTTGAAGATAATTGAACTAATAGCCAATCTCGATATACACGGTCAATAAAGTGATCCACAAACCATACCTGCAAATTTTGAAATGCATCTTGGTCGGCCAAGGCGGCATATTTTGCAGATGAAAAATTAATGTTTTCTAAATCATTTGCTAAAGACGAATAAGATAAATTAAGACCAGAAGCAATTCCTTTAAGTTGTGCTCTAAGGAAATCAGGCATATTTGCATTTGGTGAATTGAAATCAATTACCTTTGGTTCAACACCTTGAGGTAATGCATCTGCTGCACCAGGTTTTAATTCAATATTCATTTGACCTAGTTGATCAATATCTTCTTGAGAAATACCATCTGGATTTGCTGGCATTGTAAAATATAGTTGCTTAAGTGAAGCAACACGAGCCATTTCTAATTCAGATATTTTGTAATTATCAATATGATGAAGACCTAATATTGCAGTTACAATCCAAGGTACACCTCTTATCTGCCCAAAATAATGTTTCTTAAATATATGAAAACAATCTTCTGCAGGAATTCGAATAGTAGGTTTGGAACCATTGAAATTTTTAAGCATTGATGGTTCATTTTTATCAAATGATTTTATCCAATAAGCAACAGGTCTAAGATTTTTGTCTAATTCAACTGATTGAAATATGAAATTACCATTATCTGCTATACCCTCAAAAGAACTATCTAGCGACTCAATTGGAATAGCATCAAGCTGAAACTTATTCTTGCCATAATTTGAACCATATTTCTTAACAATTAAGACTTCGCCATCTCTTGCAACTGACTCAATTATAATTTTACAAAACTCAGTAAAGGTGGTAGTTCCGTCCGTGGAACAATTTCCGTAGCGTTGCCAATTCCACCATAAATTCTCAATCATTGAATTAGGATTATCATCTAACTCGTCATTAGCCTTTCTTGACTGAACGTGTAAATCAATCCCATTTGGTCCAATAATATTATTTGCCCATAAATTAAGTGCTTTACGGACGTAAGGGTCATTTTGTGCTAAATGTCGGCATCTTCCTCTTAATGTTTCCAATGAAGCCTGAATATCTGCATTTATGGAAAATGAAGCTTCTAGGTCTTCCATTCTTCCAAAACGAGCACCATTGAATGATCTAGCATACTTCTTAGTTATTGGAGTATCTATTAATACCGATTTCTTCTTAAAAATGTTAAGTAATTTCATGTTATTCCTTTAACGTGTAAAACTGTATAAAAATCGCTTAGGAATTCTCCCTGTTTCTTCATTTACCTTTCCTTGATAATAGTCTCTCAATTTTAATAACTCTAACATTGACATCCTTTGTAACTTTTTACCATCAACCTCAGTCATTAAATGATCAAGTTGATTTTTAGTTGCACGACCTTCAATAAATGCCTCGATTGCCTCTAACATCTTCTGTGCATGAGTTTTAAAATCATACCCTGCTTCAATTACAGTTAAATCCGGCTTTACAACTAGACTCGATGCATATAGAGTTTTCTTATAATTAGTATTAGTAACATATAATATTAACTTATATTGTCCTTCAACTAAATTACTTGATTGAGTAGAAGTTATATTAAACACATAATCACTATCTTCTAATACTCCAATAATATCTAAATTAACATTTCCTCTAATTGCAATATTAACTACATCATCTAATTCAATATTAATATCGCTTTGATTAACCTTAATTTCTAAACTATCACCTTGGATAATTTCTTTTTGAATATCTATCATTTATATTAAATCCTTTTAACGTTATTTGACCATGCTGCGTATTTTGAAACAGAAGGTAGTAATTTATTTATAGTTGCTCTTTCTTTATAAATTTCCTCATTTATGGCATCTTTTACGCCAATTTCAGTATCTTTTTGCATATTTTCAATAACAATCTGCTGCTTTTTAATAATATATTCAGCATCTCTTCGAGTTACATTTTTAATTAATTCATAAGCTGCTAAAGAGTAAATTCTTACATCTAGTGCTTCATTACGTTTCTTATCTACATTTTGATAATGCCAATACCGTCTCCCTTTTTTATCTGTAATAAGTGTTCGCGTTTCTGATTGACAAAGTTGCTCAAAATAATCCATTGTTCTTGCAACAGGGAAATGACAATATCCTGTTTTCTCAGGATCAGTTATTTGCAATTGGTTATAAAGTAACTCTTTAAAAACGTCCACACCTACCCGATAAAATGAAGCATTAAACTTTGATTGAGAGAGTGTAAGCATGGCAACAGGACCAGAAACACCTTTACAAGCAAAAATACGATCTTTTTTATATCTTTTTACGAATTCATAGACCATTTTAGTATTGAAACCAGAATCAATTAAAGTTGATTGAACAGATAATCTTATTCCGTCTTCTCTAATATATGGTGTTTCCATTAATAAATTACGAAATTCAATAAACGTTGCTAAATCTTTTGTGTCACCTTGAACAATTAAATAATCAATGTTGTAAAATCTACCATCAGCTGTATGACCTAATACTTCTGCCTCGATACGATCTCCTTGAACATCGCCTCCTGATGTTAATAAAATCACATCATTTGGAATAGTTATGGTCGTATATTTCTCAACTCGATTTGATATTTCAATATCACCGACAGCTTTTCCTTTGTATTTATAGGGAAGACCAAGAACGGTATTGAAAAATGGCTGAAGTTTTGATGGTAAATTTTCAGTAGCTACAAATTCATATACTAAATCAGTAAGTTTTACCCATGGTGAAACTAAAGCCGAAGTATGAAAACCTGGAGTTCTATGCCCAGGATTTGAAGCTATCCATTCTCCTTTTTGAGAAGCTTTTAACCTCTCATTATCATTATGACCACTGCCACAATGAGGACAATGTAATAAAGCGTCTTCGGGGTTTTGCCATTTCACTAATTCCCATTTTGGCTCAAACAATTCATTACAATGAACACAACTAATATGATATTTTCGCTGATCTGAATCCTCATATAATGCAGCGATTTTTGATTCGCCTTCTACAGTTGGTGTGGATACCGCAAGAAATTTTGAATCATGAAAATTTTGTGAACGACGACGAACAATCTCCACCGGGTCGCCTTCTGTTTTTGCAGAAATCGGAAACCTATCTACCTCATCCAAAAGGACAACTTTTATGGGACGACCTGCTAACGTTGCAGGTGAGTTGCTACCACCTAAAGCAATAAATCCACCAGGAAATTGTTTATGCAAAATAGTATTTGTTGAATCAGCGTAAGCATCACTATTAAAAAGCTCAGTTAATACTGGAGTATCACGAATCATGGGTGCTATCCTTTCGCGAGAAAATCCAGCTGCCGCCATGGTTGTTGGTTGAATAAGAAGTAATGGAGATGGTTCTAAATGTGTGAAATATCCAAAAACGTTAAGCAATAATTCCGTTTTTCCTAATTGTGAACTCAACATCAGAATGATTCGCTCAACACCTGGGGTTGAAATTACACTCATTGGCTCTGCCATATACGGCACGCGAGAGGTTCTCCATCGTCCAGGTTCGCTTGAACCTTCTTGAGACAAAAATCTGTAATTATCTGCCCATTCCACTAAGTCTAAATTGGGCTTTGGCCTTAAAACTTGTGAAGCAACTTTACGTAATCGTTCTTTTAACTTATTCAAGCAATTAATTTATTCCTTTTTAAACTTTTTACAATTATTGATATTATTTTATTCAACTTCTTCATATTTATCGTCTGCACTAAGTTCTTCTAGTATCTCTCCAACCTCTTGAATAATAATCTTTTTGATTTCTAAAGGATCGTCTAAGGGTGCCAATACGTGTGGCAATTTGCTTTCAAGTGATAACAACTTTTGCCTAACACGAGTGTATTCAGAACTTACAACTGCAGTAACTTCATTTATATCGATAAACTCTCGCTTCTTAATAGCAATCTCTAAATTTATTCGATTTGTCTCAGCTTGTATTTTCTCTAATCTGGCCTTTGCAAGTGGTGACATACTATCTTCTTCAAGACCCTCTTCTTCAGTAGCATCTTGAGGTTCATAAGATGAAGCATATGAAGCATTTATGTCATACTCTTCAGTCCGTGGTCGTCCTATCTTAGTCGCCATTCATTTCTTCCTTTTTTAATGCCAAAATCACGGGATAAATTCAAAGTGGAGTTTGGAAAATCCTCAATCCAACTGGAACAATAAAAATTATTAATGTTTTTAAACATTCTTATTAACGACAGTTTCGTTCTTACCAACCATTGGCTGTGTTAGCTCACTTATCAAACACAGATAAATGGTTATTGCGATAATGCCCAAAATTATCTCTTTCATAATTTATTCCTATTCATTTTTAATCTTTTGTACAGCTAATTCAATTGCTAAATTAATAACACTTGAACCAACTTGCAATTGTGCAGCACCTAATTCAGCTAATACAGTCGCAAACACCACTTCACGTTTAGCTGAACCAGTAATTAATGAAGGGTCATTTGCAACCGCTTTTACATACCTTGTAACAATTGGAAGAACTACCTTCAACTCTTCAGATATACCCTTCTGAAACAGAACTGCTAAAAACTCACCCAAAAATCCAAACAACTTTAATAACCACACTTTCATACAGATTCTCCTTTTTCTATTAATTTATTCATTGTTTTACTGTAATCAGCCAGTGCCTTACACAAAGTACAATACCTCTTATCAAACTCATCATAATCAACATCAATTTCTTGATTTAACGAATACACGTACTCTACAAAATCTTCAACAAACCTTTCCTTTGTATCAAAAACCGTCTTTAACTCCCAATAATCTTCATCAGTCATATCCCTTGTCCTTTTTTAAAAGCTGATTAATCTATATGATTCTATTTATCATAAAAATATTTGAAGAGTTAAACTATAAACTAAAGGATATGTATCCAGGTTAGTCTAAAGGAGACACAGAAATAACAATATTTAAGAACAGGGTGTTCATGGCGTGATTTCTAAAGGACTATGTTTAATAACTATAAGGCTCACTTTTGTGAATATAGCCACGAACATCTGATTAAATATTTGAACGCAAAAAGAAGGGATTCTTAATGAATCCCCTGAATGGAGTACTACTACTATGAAAAGTGAACAAACTGTTATATCTATTTAGCTTGGGATTTAGAATAATGGACACTTGGATTTAAAAGTGGACACCTCGACCAATGAGAAATTCACAAGTGTCCAATGAGGTGTCCACTAAATTTGATTGATTTTATTATTATTATTTTATTTTTATTATATAAATTAATAACTTATAAAATATAAAATATAAATAATTATAAAAGTGGACACTTGGACACCTCGACTTACAAAAAAGTGACGTTAGGATACCGGCGTTTTCATCCAAAATAAAAGTAATTTGGGAAATTTCAAATGTCCAAGTGTCCATTTTCAAAAACATTAATAAACAAGTGATTTTTAATATAAATTAATTGTTTTTCATTGGTTTTGATTGAATTTTTGAAATTTCAAATGGACACTTCACTTTTTGCCACAAGTGTCCATTGTAAAAATATAAAAGAAAGGCCAACAAAGTTAAATTTGTTGGCCTTTAAGGATATGTGATGAGCAATTATCACATAAAGTTTTATTTATTAAATGCTTGTTTTATTCATTAGAGCTGTTTTGTTGTTGTTGATTTGTACTATGTTGTTAAATGATGAGTTTGATAAATTTGGCTGTGAGTGAATTAGTTCAGAGTTTTCAACAAACCAATCTTGTTTGCGGCCAGCACAAAAGTGTTCTTCAAAGTGATTGCGGCATTTAATTATATTTGGAATTAGATAGCAAGTTACTTTTTTGTTGTTGTGAGTTTTTCTGAATGATAACTCTTTAGGTATCCATCCTACTTTTTTATCTGAAACGCCAAATACTTTTCTTAAGAAAGTAATTTCAGTATCACGGTGTTGAATTTTCATATTGTCACAGAATTTGCAATAATCAATGTATAGGTCGTCTGCTATTAATTCTTTTGTTCCAACCATTTTTAGGGAAGGTGGAAGGTCTTCTAGAAGTGCTTTAGAAAGCCATTCAACTATGAATTGTTGAGTATGTTCGATAGACATATGAACGACATCTGAACCATTGTTAAAAAGAATTTCAGGAATTTCATTGTAAGCACTAAAGTTATTGATATTTCTTTGCATTAACCAATAACAAAGAGCTTCTGTAAATTCTTCAGTTTCGATAAAAGAATAAATGTGTTTCCAGAATTCTTTATCACCTTTTCTTAAATTATTAACATTAAAGAAAGCATATCTACGTTGGTCAAGGCTTGCACTTATACACCAATCATTATTAGATGCTACGATTAGATTAACAAAGTTATTAGAGGAGAATTTATCTTTACCTTTCATTTCAATGTCCCAAGCTTTGTCAGTTACAAGAGCTTTCAGAACACCTTCTTTTGTTTTATTACCACCCCATGTAGCTTCATTTGCATATATAATTACTTTATTCATCAAATCAGCATTGAAGTTACCTAATAATCTTTCCATGTTTGTATAAACACCGAAATTACCCCCAAAAATGTTTTGTAATGGGGTTATGATGCTGTTTTTGCCAATACCTTCTTGACCTCTTAATATTAAAGCAACCGCTGTTTTAACATATGGTTTTTGAACAACATGGGCATACCAGTTTTGAATAAAATTTAAAACTTCGGGATTACTGTCACAAACAACCTCATTAACAAGTTGCCAAAATGTATTGATATTTGTGATTTGGTCTTTGTGTTCTTTCGGTTTTGTTGATAAACCATACCAAGTATTATATTTTGGGTAGTCATCAGGTTTTTCGCTTTGAACCCAAGAAGTGTCAAAGACTAGTTCTTTGTATGTTTTTCTTTTGCTCCAGTTTAACCATTCTTTAGCCAATTCAAATTTTTCTTCTTTTATGTTTGGTGTTCCCTGACGAGTGAAAGAAGTGATTTTATCTATTATATAATTATCTGTTGCTCTTAATTTCTTCCATTCAGAGTCAGAAAACATATAAGTGTAATCAATGACTTTTGGTTTACCATCAACATCCTTATCCTCAAATGTTCCTTTTTCAATTACTGTAGCTTTACCACCAATCATTATTAACGCGTGGTTCGAATTTAAATCTTCTAGTAATAGGTTAATGTCCTCTTGTGTGATTTTTATATTGCTCATAAAAATATCCTTAATTTGGTTTAGTTATAGGTTTTATTTAGTATTATATTTTGAACTTTATCAAAAAAGTCTTTCCCTCTTTTATCAACATAGTGACATTTCTCAAAGATTTCATAGTCAATAAAAGGTGCTGAATTAACATTAAAGTATTGTTTAGCAGCTGTATTCATTGTTGATGTTACTATATCTATGACTTGTTCTTTTTGTTTAATATCACAGTTTACATATAAAGCGTCATGGTGAGTTGCGACGAGATCAATTTCTTCAGGTAAAAGCATAACCGCTTTTCTTAATAGCCCACCAGCTTCAATTTGAAACGGTGCATTTTTCATTAAATGATGTGGTGTATCAATAAACAAAAAGTATAACCAACCATCTTTACCTTTATAATAACCTTTATCAAAAGAATATTTAATTGTAGTTTCAACCCATTCCCAGTATGTCGAAAATTGTTGTTTGTGTTTTTCTAAATATTCCTTAGCCCCATTTATTTTACCACTTAAAGATTTTTCACCTTCACCGTAACTAATACCTAATTGTAATAATTTAGCAATTAATCTTTCTTCTGGATGAGTGATTTTATTAGCTTCAATTGGCATTAAATCAATGGCTTTACCAACAGCAGAATATAAATCACCCGATTTATATCCTTCTAATAATTTTGTATCACTAGTCATCACAGCAGCAATCCACGGTTCTTGGGCTACCCAATCAAATTTAATAAAAGCTTTTCCAGGTTTGGGTTTAATGATCGATCTAAACCAAGGGTGTGCTTGAAGAATAAATCCTTCTGTTAGTTGTTGTGAATTTCTGCCTGTGACTGTGCCAAACGTTTTATGACCACCCTGAATATAACCATCACAAACTAAATTCTTTAGTGAAGAGCCTGTTTTACCTAGTAATGTTTGATCAGTATGATAAAGTTTATAATGACTTGAAAGAATGGGATCATTTTTCCATCCAGAAACCAGTTTGTAAATTTCTATTGAGTCAACGTTAACATTTAAATATTCTGCTATAGTTTGTTTATTGATTTTAAAACGTCTAGTTTTCCCATCGATATAAACACTATTAGGTAACACTTTATTTGCTTCCATCGCTGCTAAATCACAAATATCAAATCCTTTGTTGATCATTGATGTTAATAAACCAACATGAACAGGGAATCCTTTACTATTTTCAAAATACATTTGACTTTTAGTATCAAATTCATTTCTATTATGAGCATCAATTAACCATTGATCTATATCAACATTTCTTTGTTCTAATAATGAAATAACTTCACTTAGTAAATCCTCTGAGTTTTCAACGTTAAAGTTTCTAAGTAATCCAATATTTGAGAAATTTTCAATATCATCTTTTTTGAATAGTGATCTGTATAACATTCTAGCTTCAATAAAAGGGTTTATATTGAAATGTTCAATTTCAATGATATTGTTGCTCATTGTTTTGCTCCATTTTCCCTATTAACAATTTTGCATCAATAATAGATTTAATAATTATTGGTGGAAATAATTTAGCACCCCATGAACCATCATCTTTATCTTCTGTGTCAACATCGATTTTGTGATTTTTACAAAATACCCCTGCTAATCTTGCAATCTCATTATTCTTTAAATAGTATTCATCTTTAATATTATTAGCTTTCATAAAATTGTAAACACTCATTTCCTTATCTTCGTATAATGATATATTGTCATCTAAAAACTTTTCAGCTTGTTCAAGAATAGCTTTCTCTTTATTTGCTTTTGTTAATTTAGCTCTGTCACTTCTATCTTTTAAGGTTATGGTAAGTTGTTGATTAAGTTCAAAAACATCAAATG